ATGACTTCAGACACTCCTCCTACAGCCACTAAAAAAATGGCTAAGGGCGGTAAAGTTGCTGGTCAATTAGCTACTCGTGGTTATGGTATGTGTAGAGGCGGCAAGACAAAATGAAAGCTAGTCGGGGCATGGGAGCAATTAGCCCAGCAAAACAACCTGATAGTTCCAAGTCCGCCGTCTTATTAAAAAAAGGCGGTAAAGTAAACGCAGCTGGTAATTACACTAAACCTAGTCTTAGAAAGCGTATTGTTTCTCAGGTTAAATCCGCAGCAACACAAGGCACAGGCGCAGGGAAATGGTCAGCTCGTAAGGCTCAATTGGTAGCAAAGAAATACAAAGCCGCCGGTGGGGGGTATAAAGATTGAAAGCGCCACAACAGTCTTTAAAAGCTTGGGGGGACCAGAAATGGACAACCAAGTCAGGTAAGAAATCATCTGTAACGGGTGAGCGGTATTTACCAAAGAAGGCTATTGATGCGTTAAGTCCGCAAGAGTATGCCGCAACTACACGGGCAAAGCGGGCGGGTAAAGCAAAAGGTAAACAGTTTGTAGCACAACCGAAAAACATAGCAAAGAAAACCGCAGGGTACAGATAATGAACGAAGACACCGAACCGTTATTTAGTATTGATTTACACTTTATTAAAGGTGTGATGTTTGGGTTTGAATTAGTTACAGACGAAGACTTTAGTTATTTTGTATTAGACTTGTTTATACTTAGAATAATGTTTATACGTTAGGGTATAATATGCTAAATAAAATACTACTGTGGCTAACTAATTGGTATATGCCAAAACCACAAGATGTTGTGGGAGTAGTAGCACCCGTTAAAAAGCAAGTTGTTAAAAAAACAACAACTGTAGCTAAAAAAGCGCTTGTTAATATAACTGCTCAAAAAGCCGCTAGTAAAGCAAAGAAAGCTAGTAAATGACTACAACAGGTACCTCCGCATTTAACCTTGATTTAAGTGAACTTATTGAAGAGTCATTTGAAAGATGCGGTCTTGAAATACGCACGGGTTATGACTTTAAGACAGCAAGACGTTCATTAAACATACTTACTATTGAGTGGGCTAATCGTGGTATTAACCTTTGGACTATTGAACAAGGCACCATACCAATGGGGCAGGGGATAAACACATATGACTTACCAGTTGATACAATTGATTTACTCGAACATCAAATCCGTACTAATGCGGGTCAACAGAATAATCAGACCGATATCACCATCAGCCGCATCAGTGTATCTACCTACTCTACAATTCCTAATAAATTAGCGCAAGGGCGACCAATCCAAGTTTGGATTAACCGTCAAAGCGGCGCAACGTACCCTACAGGCGTAAATAACCCCAAGATAGTAGTGTGGCCTACCCCTGACCAAGGAACGATAGCAAGCCCGTATTATACGTTTGTATACTGGCGTTTAAGGCGCATTCAAGATGCAGGTACAGCTGTTAATACACAAGATATTCCATTTAGATTTATACCTGCTGTGGTAGCAGGATTAGCTTATTACTTGTCTATTAAATTAAAAGGGGTAGACCCACAACGGATTATAAGTCTTAAACAAGATTACGAAGAGCAATTTGCTTTAGCCGCAGCGGAAGATAGAGAAAAAGCGCCCGATAGATATATACCTCGTGTTACGTTTTTAAGGTAATGCAATGACTACGATGTTTACCTCTGGCAGATTTTCAATTGCTGAGTGCGATAGATGTGGCTTTAGATTTAAACTCACGGACTTAAAAAAACTAACAATTAAGACTAAGCAAGTTAGCATTAAAGTATGTCCTGAGTGTTGGGAACCTGACCAGCCACAATTGCAATTAGGTATGTATCCGGTCAATGACCCGCAGGCTGTAAGAGAACCACGTAGAGATAATAGCTATTATCAATCTGGGAATACTGGTATTATTATAAATGAATCCGCTGGGGATACTTTAGATGGTTATGGAACTCCTAGTGGGGGTAGTAGACAGATTCAATGGAGTTGGAACCCGGTAGGGTTTAAATATGATTTTGGGGAAACACCGAATAGTTTACAATCTATAGGTGTAACAAATAGCGTAACCGTAAGTTAAGGAGCATAAAATGGACAAAAAAGAAGTAAAATCAATTGCAGATACTGAAGTGCGTAAGCATGAAAAAAGTATGCACAAGGGTTCTAAACCAACTAAAATGGCTAAAGGTGGTAAAACGCAAGATGCTATGAAAGCTGTGGGGCGTAATATGGCTAAACTTAAAAACCAATTTGGGAAATAATCATGGCTAAATTTTCTAACAAAGTAATGGGTAAGGAAGTTGGACAAGCTTCCGTATACGCTACTCCACATACAATGGCAGGTACTTCATTAGGTCCTAAAGACGCTATGAAAGCCGTATCTGGTGCTGTAGACCCAAATACATTAAGTGCTAAACAAACAAGACCTTCCTCACAAGCTATGCGTGTAAGCGCAGGAGACCCCGGAAGAGATGATGTTAAGACTTCTGGTATTAAGATGCGTGGTACAGGCGCTGCTACTAAAGGCTTAATGTCTAGAGGGCCGATGGCATAATGAATTACGTTACGTTGTACCAAACAATTCAGAACTACGCTGAGAATACGGAATCGCTCTTTATATCGAGCATTCCTACGTTTGTACAACAGGCTGAAGAGCGTATCTTTAATACAATACAGTTTCCTTCGCTACGCAAAAATGTAACGGGGACTCTAACTTCAGGTAATCAATACCTCTCTTTGCCAAACGACTTTTTAGCTACTTACTCACTGGCTGTAGTAACGGCAGATGGCTACGAGTACTTACTTAATAAAGATGTTAATTATATTAGACAGGCTTATCCTAAAGCAACTGATACAGGAACACCTAAGTATTACGCCTTATTTGGCCCACAATACACCTTAAACACTGAATTATCAGTCATTATGGGGCCTACACCAAACTCTAGTTATCCTGTAGAGTTGCACTATTTCTTTTACCCAGCCTCTATTGTGCAGGGTATTGTTACCTTATTAGGCACTATTACTGGCGGAACTTTATACACTAGCGGAACGTACACAAACATACCGTTAACAGGTGGTTCTGGTATGGGGGCTGTAGCTACATTAACTATTGTTGCTGGTATTGTTACAGGCGTAACTCTAACTAATGGTGGACAATTTTACATAGTAGGGGATACCCTAAGCTTTAATGCAGCTAATATCGGTGTCGGTTCTGGTTCTGGGTTCTCTATACCCGTGACTGCGGTTAATAATACAACTGGGACTTCTTGGCTTGGTGATAACTTTGACCCTGTTCTCCTGTATGGTGCAATGCGGGAAGCCATGATATTTATGAAGGGTGAGCAGGATATGGTCACTTATTACGAACAGAAGTTTACTGAAGCCGTAGCCCTAGCTAAACGCCTTGGTGATGGTCTGGAGCGTGGCGATGCTTATAGAGATGGTCAAGTTAAGATAGGGGTTAGTTAATGTCTTTTACCCAAGGCCAAACTACAATATTTAAAAAGAATCTTTTAAGTGGCTTAGAAAATTTTGCCGTAGGAACTACTTATGTTTATAAAATTGCACTTTATACATCTCTGGCTACTCTGGACAGCTCAACTCTTGCTTATACTACTAGCAATGAGATTGTTGGCGGGGGATACACCGCCGGAGGAAAAACCTTAACTCCAATAGTGCCAGCAGTTGATTTTATAAACAATACCGCATATATTTCATTTGATAATGTAGTTTGGACAGGAGCATCCTTTACTACACGAGGGGCTTTGATTTATAATAGCACAACGTCTGCGGCTATTTGTGTGTTAGATTTTGGTTCAAATAAAACAGCATCAGAAACATTTACTATAACTTTCCCTTCAGCGACTTCAACAACCGCTGTTATTCTTCTTAATTAGGAGTAATTATGACAAACGAAAAAGCAAGCTGCGGTGATAACGCTGTAGCCTCATTACAAGCAAACGTAACTATTCCCGAAGGAATGGGTATAGAAGGTTTTTATAAAGTAGTGTGCCGTGATGCCGAGGGCAAATTAAAGTGGGAAGATGAGTTTCCTAACTTAGTCGTAGCTGTAGGTAAACAGCTGATGTTAGATACCTTGTTAAGAGGCTCTTCTTATACTGTTGTTGGACCGTTCCTAGGCTTAACTAAAGTGTCTTTAACTCCAGCAGCTACAGATACGATGACTACCTTAGTGACTACAAATGCTGGTGAGTTCATTAACTACACAGTAAGTAGTTCAGCGGTTCGTGGCACAGCGGTGTTTACAGCTTCTACTTCTACAGGCACAACCCCAAGTAACGTCACAACCTCTGCTGCAGCCTCAATTACTTATACAATCACGGGCGCTGGCGGAACAGTTTACGGATGCTTCTTGGTAACCGGTACAGGTGCTGTTAATACGCAAAGCTCAACAGCTGGTACGCTTTATTCCGAAGGTAACTTTACTACATCTAAAATAGTAACGGCTGGCGATACAGTATCTGTAACTTATAGTACAACCGCAACTTCGTAATTAGGAGCCAATCATGGCATTAGTATTAAAGGACAGAGTACTAGAGACCTGTACTTCTCCCGGTACAGGTACGATTACGTTATTAGGCGCAGTTACAGGCTACCAAGCATTTAGCACGGTAGGTAACGGCAATACTTGTTACTACGCTATAGCTGACCAGAATGGAGCTAATTGGGAAGTAGGTATTGGTACTTACTCGTCTGGAACATTAGCCCGTACCACGGTGCTCTCCTCATCTAATGCTGGCTCTTTAACTAACTTTAGTACTGGTACACAGAACGTATTCCTAACTTATCCTAGTGAGCGGTCTGTCAATTTAAGTTCAGCCGCATTAACAAGTGGTCGTGTTGCTTATGCTACTACGGACGGTCTACTAACAGACTCAGCCAACCTTTTATACTCAGGTACTGACTTAACTGTTTATGGTGTAAGAGTGGGGCGTGGAAACGCTGGGGCTACTAATAACACCGTAGTTGGTGCTAGTGGATTGGCAAGTATTACAAGTGGAAATAACAACTTGGCTCTTGGTAATTACGCTATGTATTTAACTACATCAGGCTCTTACAATACTGCTGTTGGCTCACAAGATGCTGGAACATATGGTGCGTTGTTTAGCAATAGTTCAGGTAGTTACAATACTGCTATAGGAACTGCGGCATTAGCACAAAACACCACCGCCTCTAACAACACAGCAGTAGGCTATCAGTCTTTATACACAAACAGTACAGGTGGTAGTCTAACAGCAGTTGGAATGAATGCTTTAAGGGCTAATACTACAGGTGGAGGTTCTGTAGCAGTTGGTCGAGAGGCTTTAGCATCAAATACTACAGGGGATGCAAATACTGTTGTTGGTGG